AGACGAGTATGAGGTGGCTGGCTTTGCAGCGCGCTTCGCGGCCGCGCGCGCAGCTGGCTTCGATCACATCGCTCAGGACGCACTCAACATCTCAGACACGCCCATCGACGGCCTGATTGCCTCGATCAAGGAGACCAAGGACGGCACCTTCAAGGAGGTCCGCCGCGAGGACATGATCCAGCACCGCAAGCTGCAGATCGACACGCGGCTGAAGCTGCTCGCCAAGTGGGACCCCAAGCGGTACGGCGAGCGCCTGCGCGGCGAGGACGACCCAGAGGATAAAGACAACAGCATCAAGGTCATTGGCGGCTTGCCCGAGGACTAGATGCCGCGCACCACAGTGACCATACCCACCCTCCACGCTGACCAGGTGCTGGCGTACCGTCTTAAGGAGGACGCGCGAGGGGGCCTGTGGGCCCAGAACGCTGGGGGCCGCTTCAAGGTCGTGCGCTGCGGGCGCCGCTGGGGCAAGACGGCCTACGGCGAGACATGGGCCTGCGACGGGGCGATCAAGGGCGAGCCCGTGGGCTGGTTTGCCCCGGCCTACAAGTACGTCAGTGAGGCGTACCAAGAAATCAGCGACATGCTCAAGCCGGTCACGCGGTCGAGTAGTAAGACAGATGGGGTGATTCGCACCGTCAACGGTGGGCGAATCGACTTCTGGACCCTGGAGAATGAGTCAGCCGGCCGCTCGCGCAAGTACCGCCGGGTGTACATTGACGAGGCCGCCTTCACCAACCCCAACATGCTGGACATCTGGGAGCGGTCGATCAAGCCGACCCTGCTGGACTACCAGGGCAAGGTGCTGATCGGGTCGAACACCAACGGGGTGGACCCCGACAACTTCATGTATCAGGTCTGCAACGACCCGAAGCACGGCTTCATCGAGTACCACGCCCCCAGCTGGAACAACCCGCTCATCCCCGAGCGGCTGATGGGCCACAATGGTGGTCCACCTCTGGAGACGGACGAGGAGCACGCGGCCCGGCGGCAGGCGATCTTCGATGACCTGCGCGCCCGTGAGCACCCCCTGGTCTTCGCCCAGGAGTACGGGGCCGAGTTCGTGGACTGGAGCGGGGTCGCCTTCTTCAGCCTGGACAAGATGCTGGAGGGGCCGAACAAGCCCTGGGCGTACCCGACCCGCTGCCACAGCGTTTTCGCCATCATTGACTCGGCGACCAAGACCGGCACCGACAACGACGGCACCGGGGTCGCCTACTACGCCTACCTGAAGCTGGGCCAACAGCGGTACGTGTACATCCTCGACTGGGACATTCACCAGATGGAGGGGGCGCTGCTGGAGGTCTGGCTGCCGACCGTGCTACAGAACCTGGAGGCCCTGGCCATGCGCTGTGGGGCTCAGGCCGGCAGCCTCGGGGCGCTGATCGAGGACAAGAACAGCGGTGAGATACTGCTGCAGCAGGCCCGGCGCCGGAACCTGAGGGCCACGGCCATTGACTCGCGCCTGACCGCGCTAGGCAAGGACGAGCGGGCCATCAGCGTCTCGGGCTACGTCTACCGGGGCGAGGTGCGCTGCACCGACGTGGCCTTCGACAAGGTCAAGGACTACAAGGGCACGACCCGCAACCACTTCCTTGGCCAGGTGGTAGGGTTCCGGGTCGGTGACAAGGACGCGGCCAAGCGGGCCGATGACCTGCTGGACACGTTCACCTACGGGGTGGCGATTGCTTTAGGCGATAGTGGGGGGTTCTAGATCACAATGCCACCCGCCCAGCAGCGCCTCGAAGCCGCCTCGACCGTGATCAACCGTATGTGGGACGACGCCAGCTTGTACGAGCGCCTGACGCTGCTCGCCCTGTGGGCTGAGATGCTGGACCAGGTGCTCGCCGAGGCCGCCGACCGTGGGTGAGTATAGCATCAACATCGCCGGGGGCGGGCTCGGCTCGGCCCTCTCAGAGATACTGGGGGCGGACGACATCCAGCCCGGCACCGCGCCCAGCTATCAGCTGTGCAAGACGCTCTACGCCTACCACCCCCTGGGGCTGAAGATGACGGCCGGGCCGGTCAAGATGGCCCAGAGCCAGCAGCGCGTGATCACGGTCGCGGGCTCGCCGGAAGATCGCGTGGTCCAGGCGTTCATTGACGAGTGGAAGGCGATCAAGGCCGACAAGCTGATTGCCAACTGCGCAGCGCTGAGCCGGGCCTACGGGGTGGCGTCCATTGCGCTGCTGACCGAGGGCACGCCCACCGAGCGGTCGGTGGACTTCAAGGCGCTGCACGACGACAAGGTCAGCTTCAACGTGCTCGACCCGCTGAACACGGCCGGGTCGCTGGTGCTCAGCCAGAACCCCAACGCCCTGGACTTCCAGAAGAGCGCAGGTATTCGCGTGGCGGGGCAAGCATATCACCGCTCGCGTACAGTAACCCTGCTCAACGAAGAGCCCATCTACATAGAGTACACGCAGTCAGCGTTTGGCTACGTTGGCCGCTCGGTCTTCCAGCGCGCCCTGTTTCCGCTCAAGACCTACATCCAGAGCCTGCTCACCGACAATCTAGTGGTGATCAAGAGTGGGGTGTTGATTGCGAAGGTGAAGCAACAGGGCTCGATCATCGACAACCTGTCGGCGATCATGACCGGTCAGAAGCGCACGATGATCAAGGACGCGGCCCAGGGCAACGTGTTGTCCATCAGCCCGGACGAGGAGATCGAAACACTCAACATGCAGAACCTCGACGGCGCCTACGGTATGGCGCGGAAGAACTGCCTGGAGAACGTGGCCACGGCGGCCGACATGCCGGCCAAGCTGCTGAACAGCGAGACGTTCGCCGAGGGCTTTGGTGAGGGCACCGAGGACGCCAAGCACGTGGCCGAGTTCGTGTCGGGCATCCGTGAGTGGATGCAGCCGGCCTACGAGTTCTTCGACCAGGTGGTTATGTACCGGGCCTGGAACCCCGAGTTCTACAAGGTGATCCAGGGGGAGTTCCCCGAGCGGTACGCCAACGTGCCCTACCAGAAGGCCTTCTACGACTGGCGCAACGCTTTCCAGGCCAACTGGCCCAACCTGCTGGAGGAGCCTGACTCCGAGAAGGTCAAGGTCGATGACGTCAAGCTCAAGGCGGCCATCGCTATGGTCGAGGTCCTGCTGCCGGCGGTAGACCCCGAGAACAAGGCCACCCTGATCCAATGGGCGGCCGACAACTTCAACGAACTCAAGATGATGTTCACCGCGCCGCTGCTGCTCGACTACGAGGCCCTGGCAACGTTCGAGCCGCCCGTGGCCGCCGAGGAACCGGGCGAGCCCAAGCCGTTCGCGGCCCAGGACTCAGACCGCTCGCACCGGGCGATGGACGCCTACGGCGCAGCGGTGGAACGTCTCAGTGACAGGCGGAGGGTCAGTGATGGCCGGGGTAAGGGCTGACACTACCGAGGTGCTGCTTCAGCGACACGCCCGCGCTCACTCCATGGTGGAGCAGCGGGTGGCGGTCTTCTACAGCCTGACCCAGATGGGTGACTTCGGGGCCGCCGAGTGCGCGCGGGCCGACGCCATCAGCTGGATGGAGGCCGGGCTGGACGCCTTCACCGCCGCCTGCCGGCTCGCCAAGACCGGGGGCTCGTCCGGTGGCTGACAACCTCAGCCTGGTCCAGCTCCAGGCCCGCTTCCTGCGCATAGACCCAGATGGCGAAGGCTTCCGCGAGGTGCCCTCCATCGAGCTGGCCCAGGGGGTCATGTTCCTGTGCCCCAAGTGCTTTGCCGAGAAGCGCGGCCCGGCCGGCTGCCACCAGGTCATCTGCTGGTCGCGCTCGGCCGGTGCGCCCGACGAGGTGAAACCGGGGCCGGGGCGCTGGAAGATGGACGGCCACGGCATCGGTGACCTGACGCTCAACGCCGAGGTCGAGGGCGGCGCCCGCTCGGTGCAGCTCCATGGCGGCTGTGAGTGGCACGGTTTCGTGGCCAACGGTATGGCGGCGTGAGGTGGTGCTGTGCCTGCTGGAGGCCGTGCTAGAGGCCCTGGTGATCGCTATCCTAGTGCTGGCGGTGGCGGTTCGGCTGCTGGTGTGCCTGAGGCCCTGAAGCCATGCCCAACCGCCCTGACACCTTCCAGTCGGTGATCACCGACGCCATCAACGACCTCGCCGAGAACGGCTTTGACTCCGCCGACCGGGTGATGTACTGGCAGGACCGCATACGCGCGGCGGCCGAGGCCGGTATGGTCTCCACCCACCGCATGGAGGAGCTGCTGCGCGGGGCCATGGCCCAGGTCTATCACCGCATGGTGGACCGGGGCGGGCTCGCGAGGATGCACCCCGGTGTCGAGCGGTTTACCGCAGATCGGCTGCGGCCAGCGCTGCGGGCCGAGCTGGACCGGCGCATCATGGCCTCGGCTCAGCTGATCAAGCTGAACCGCAAGGCGGCCATCGACAAGACCCTGCAGCGGTTCTCCGGGTGGGCGACGAGCGTTCCCAAGGGCGGGTCAGACACCGTCAGCCGGCGGGCCGAGAAGAAGACCCTGCGCAAGGCGCTGACCCAGCTGCCCTTCGAGGAGCGCCGGGTGCTGATCGACCAGGGCCACAAGCTTCAGGCGTCCATCAACGAGGTGGTCGCACGCGGGGGCGCGGCGCTCGCCGTGCGCTGGCACTCGCACTGGCGGCAGGCCGGCTACGACTATCGGGTGGAGCACCGGGAACGGGATGGGCTGGTTTACCTCTTGCGCGGCACCTGGGCAGTCGGCGACGGGCTGGTTCGCCCCGGCCCCGCCGGCTGGTACGAGGACGTCACCGCCTTCGCCGAGGAGCCCTTCTGCCGCTGCTACGGCACCTACATCTACGCGTTGAGGGACCTGCCCGAAGACATGGTGACCAAGCGAGGTCGCGAGGCGATGGCTGAGGCTAAGGCTAAGGTCGCGGCGTTTGCCGCTGGAGGTGTGTGACCATGGCCGATAAAAAGGAGCAGCTTCTGCGTCAAGCTGAAGCTGCTGAGAAGCTTGATCGCGCAGCTCCTAACGCCGGCCAGAGGGCTCAACACATGTCCCATGCGAGAGACTTGAGACGTCAGGCTGCCCGCTCCGACGCCGACACCCCCTTCGCCGCCCGCCTTGACGAGGTCGCGGCCAAGGTCGGCCGCATGACCGGGCGCATGGACGCGATGGAGGCGCGACGGGCCGACGCCGACCTGCGCCGCCTGGAGCAGAAGGAAGGCACCATCGGCCTGTCCCCGGCTGAGAAGCTGAAGCTGGAGAAGGCGCGGGACCGGAACATGGGACCGGGCAAAAGCGACGCCTCGCCCTACCCCAGCGACAAGGAAGCCCCCGGCGGGTACAACCCCACCTCGGTCAACAAGGCCATCGCCAGCTCCAAGCAGAAGATCGGCGGGCGCGAGGCGAAGGCCATTCATGCGCTGTTGAAGGGGCGGGGCGACCGCGCCGACGCCCTCCAGTTCTCGCCCGGCACCGACCCCAAGCTGAAGCAGGAGTACGAGCAGGCCTACCGGGTCAACGGTCAGGCCCACAAGGCATTCCTGGCCCACGACACACCGGCCAACCGGGCCGCCTGGGACAAGTCCATCAAGGACCTGGACCGGGCGAACGCCAAGATTGAGAAGCAGACCGGCAAGAAGGGCTGGGGCTAGCGCAGCGTCCCCACCCCCCGGTCGCGCAGCCCCCTGATCAGCTGAGCCTCTGACACGGCCACCCCCGGCGCCGCAGCCGGCCCGCGCATCACCGGCTGGTTCTTGGACACCGCCACCGTGAGCCACGCCTCCTGGTCGGGGTAGACCTCCCAGCGGAACCCGATGACGAACCAGCGCTGGGGCGTCTCGGAAAGATCACCCGGCGTGGTGTCCAGGTGGACGAACAGCACCGAGCCCGGCACGGGAACCTCGGGCACCCGTGCGTCACAGACGTGGGTGCCTACGTCCGTCTCGCTCTTGAACTCTGTGAACTTGCACTGTATCATCGTCCCCGCCTCAGCTTCATTGGAATGAGGTCTCACCCTAGCGCGGCTGCGGAGGTCTTCCGATATGACGACCGTTGCGGCTGGTGTGCTTTTCCTTGGGCCTGACAACACGGCCCTGTTCCTCAAGCGTGGCGACGGGTGTGACTACCCCGGCCACTGGTGCTTCCCCGGCGGCCGGGCCGAGGGCGACGAGACGCCCGAGCAGGCCGCCGTGCGGGAGGTACGTGAGGAGTGTGGCTACCTGCCGCGCGGCTCGCGCCAGCTGCTGGCCCGCACCATATCCAATCCAGGGGTCGCCGGTGAGACGGCCGCCGCGACGCCTGGGGTGGCCAACGTGGCTCTCTCCGGTCCGGCCACCCCAGGCAGCGTGGACTACAGCACCTTCATGCAGAGGGTGCCCGGCCAGTTCACCCCGACGCTCGATGACGAGAACGTCGGCTGGGCGTGGGCACCCGTAGACGCCCCGCCGGCGCCGCTGCACCCAGGGTGCCAGGTCGCCCTGGAGCGTCTGACCATGGACGAACTCGGCGTGGCCCGTGCCATGTCGGAGGGCCGCCTTACCAGCCCCCAGCGATACGCCAACGTCACCCTGTGGGCGATGCGCATCACTGGCACCGGGGTGGCGTACCGCTCGGGCCTGGACGAGTTCTGCTGGCGCGACCCCGACGTGTACATGAACCCCGAGTTCCTGGCCCGGTGCCAGGGCCTCTCGGTGATCATGGAGCACCCCCAGCGGGCGGCGCTGAACTCGGGCGAGTTCCATGACCGGGTGATCGGCTCGATCATGCTGCCCTACCTGCGGCCCGATCTGGCCGAGGTCTGGGGCATCGCCAAGGTCTACGACGACGTGGCCAACCAACAAATGGAAGACGGTCAGCTGAGCACCAGCCCCAACGTCGTCTTCCACGACCTCTCCGTCAACAGCAAGATGAAGCTGGATGACGGCTCCACCCTGCTGATCGAGGGGAAGCCCTCGCTGCTCGACCACCTGGCGGTGTGCCCCTTGGGCGTATGGGACAAGGGCGGCCCACCGACTGGCATTTTGAACGACTCAACAACCCCTGCTGGAGGCAGAGACATGACGGAAGACGAACGGGCCGCTGCCGACAAGGCACGCAAGGACGCCGACGAAAAGGTCGAGGCCGAGCGCGCCGACCGCGCCCGAGCCGACGCCGAGGCCGGCACCAAGCTGGACAAAATCCTCGGGGCCATGGACAGCCTCTGTGGCCGCATGGACGCGATGGAGGCCAAGGACAAGGCCCGCGCCGACGCCGAGGCCGAGGAGGAGGAGAAGGCCAAGGCCGACGCCGCCGCCAAGAAGGACGGCGAGGGCGACGAGCCCGAAGACGCCGAGAAGGTCGCGGCCGACAAGGCCAAGAAGGACGCCGAGGAGGAGGAGGCCGAGGCGAAAGCCAAAGCCGACGCCGAGGCCGAGGAGGAGGAGAAGGCCGACGCGGCACGCGCCGATTCCGAACTGCAGCGGCGCATCGCCGACGTGGAGCGCCGGCTGCCCAAGGCCCTCACCGACGCCGACTACCACGCCATCGCCGAGCGCCAGGCCAAGGCCGACACCATCTACCAGGCCTTCGGCGACCGGGCGCCGCGCCCCCTCGACGGGGAGGACCTGAACCTCTACCGCCGCCGGCTCACCAACGGCCTGAAGGCCCACTCGACCCACTGGAGCGGCGTCAACCTGGCGGCGATCCAGGACGACGCGGCCTTCGACGTCATCGAGGCGAGCGTCTACGCCGACGCCATGACGGCGGCCCACAGCCCCGCCGAGGTCGAACCCGGCTCGCTGCGGGAGATCGTCAACGCCGACGTCACCGGCCGTCGCATCTCCACCTTCGCGGGCCAGCCCCGCGACTGGATGGGGTCGCACACCGGCTCGCGCCGGCAGCTGACCGGCATCCGCCAGGCGGGCAACTAGCCCGGCGACCCGCCCCGGCCGCAGTCCCTAGACCCCTGCGGCCGGGGCACCCCTTTTCCTACCTCGACCCGAGATCAACGCAACACCAGCAAGGAGCGAGCCCGCAATGGTCGCCACCGTCACCATCAACCCGAACGCGACGACCAACGCTGCCGGGTCCTTCAACACCACCTCCGCCGGGGGCATCCAGGGCACGGCGATGAACGACCCCGCCGCCCGCAACTGGCTGTCCGGTGGCATTCTGTCCACCGCCGAGACGCTGCCCATGTGGGGCGGGGTCGCGATCAGCGAGGCGGTGCCCCCCGCCAACTCCACCAGCCAGCCGGCGCTCGGCGGGGCGATCACCCGTGCCACCACCGTGTCGCCCACCGCCACGAACGGCCTCACCGGCTTCAGCGTGTTCGACCAGAACCACTCGGCGCTCAACTCGCCGCAGAGCCCGGTGCCGCTGGTCGGCTCGGGTGGGCAGGTCAATTTCTACCGCCTGGGCTCGCTGGCCCGCATCTGGGTGGCCATGGACCCCAGCCTGATCGACCTGGACGGCAACATCATCAGCCAGCAAGTCAGCTGGGACTTCAGCCTCCAGCGCCTGCAGCCCTATGTCGCCTCGGGGGCCACCGAGGCGGTCACCTCCATGACCTGGAGTGCCACCAACGGCGGCCAGGTCGCAGTGGTCATGGGCTCCGCGTCGATCTACGGGCTGGGCGACACGATCAACGTCAGCGGCGCCACCAACGGCGGCTCGGGCGGGGTCACGGGCATCAACACCGGCCACGTGATCAACACCTGGACCGACACCACCCACTTCACCTTCCTGCTGCCCGGCACCGCCGCTCAGTGGGGCAACGGCTCGGCGTTCGGCGGCACCATCGTGCTCAACGTCGGCACCGGCGCCCTGCCCGCGAAGGTGCTGGAGACGCAGACCAGCAACTGCATGACGGTCGCCTACGACCCGGTGACCGGCTTCGCCACCTGGAACCGCAACGACGCCGCCGCGCTCATTCTGATCTAGGGCGCGCGGCGGCGCCCTACCCCTTCCCTCTCTCGCAGCCAGGGCCGCCCGGCCCCCGCCACCTCAACCCCACAGACGACGGAGACCCGACATGGCGGACATCGCCCCGGCTCAGATCATGATCAACCCCAGCTACACCGACCCCGGCGTGCTGTTGCCCTACACCCAGGCCTCCGGCGCCTTCGACCTGGTGGTGGAGGGGCAGCCGCTCCCCCGCCTCAGCGAAGGCGACCTCTACGCCTACATCAAGCGCATCGACATGCGTTCGAAGGTCGCCGCCGGCCAGGCCGCCTACAACAACCTGCCGTCGATCAGCACCACGCTGTCGATGATCAGCACGCCCAGCTACCTGCTGCGCGTGCGCGGCGAGTACGACCACCACGACACCGCCTCCATGGCCCGCTGGGGCATGTCCATCGTGGAGACCCAGCGCCTGGGCATGCGTCAGGGTCACTTCCAGCTCGCGCGTCAGGCCCTGCTCTACGGCATGAACCCGGCCCAAGGCGAGGGCCTGGTCAACACGCAGGGCGCGACGGCGGTGAGCCTGCCGGCGGACAGCAACGGCAACACCACCGTCGTCACCTACGACAACGGCCAGATGGCCACCTTCCTGCTGACCCAGATCAGCGCGCTCAAGACCCGCACCAACCAGCTCGGCATCGGTCGCGAGTTCACCATCCTGGGGCCGCAGCGGGTGCTCGGGGCCTTCGAATACCAGAACATCGTCCAGCTGACCCAATTCCAACGGGCCGGCGCGGGCTCGGCCACCACGGCCGGGAACGTCAAGGACATCCTGGCGATGAACGAAGACAAGATCGTCTGGGTGTACGACGACACCCTCATCGGCAAGGGCGTCGGCGGCACCGACGCGGTGATCATCAACATGCCCGAGGTCGTCAAGCCGCAGGGCTCGAAGATCAACACCAACGAGTTCGCCAAACTCGCGCCGGGCATCGAGGCGTGCTCGCTCATGTACTGCGACATGGCGGCGCCGCGCGAAATTCCGACCCCGCTGCCGGGCGGGGCCATCGACGTGCTGAGCGAATGGCGCATCACCTCGGGCTGGGGAATTCGGCCCGAGACGATCACCATCATCAGCATGCTCTACCAATAAGGCGGGCCTGGGGCACTCGCGCGTTGGGCCTCGCCGTCTGAGGCTCAACGCGCCGCCCGGCCGCTCGCTGGACCACCCTCTATCAACCCGGACACGAAGGGAGAGCTCATGTCCACCATGTACGTCGCCAACACCACCCAACAAATCCAGGACTTCCAGTTCCGCCTGCCCATGAAGGACAAGGTGTACAAGCAGTCCATCGACATCGGCCGGCAGATCAAGGTCGCGGGCGAGCTGGACACCCGCGAGGTGGAGGCCATCATCGCTCAGCATTCGATCTACGGCATGATCGAGGTCAGCGAGCTGGACCGCGCCAAGCCGTTCGTCGGGCTGATCTACAGCCTGGACAAGCCGGTCAAGGCCGAGCTGATCTCACGCGCCATGAACCACAACATGGGCGTGCTCGACGCGCGCGGCCAGACCATCCGTCAGGAGGCCGCCGTGGCCATCAACAACAACCTGGCCGAGGGCGACGAGGGCTTCAAGGCCGTGGAGGTCGAGGTCATCGAGGTCAAGGCCAAGAAGGGCGGCCAGGACCGGGCCGTGGACGAACTCATTCGGGTGGATGCCCGAGGGCCGCAGGTCGGCGTCGGGAAGGCCAAGCGCGAGCCGCGCCAAGCCCGCAGCCGTCAGACCGCGTAGGGGAGCACAGCCATGGGGCCGCCAACCCTGGCGGGGTTCACCGCCTGGGTTCGCGCCGTCATGGGGGTGGACCCCAAGTATCTGCCGGACGGAGCGCCGGCCCTCGCCTACGCGTTCCAGGTCGCCCTGCTGGTGGTCAACCCGGCCTTCCAGAAGGTGCCCGCCTCGCCGGGCCTGCCCAGGTTGGACGCCTACACGCTCATGGTGTACAACCTGGGCGGCCACAACCTGATCGCCTGGGCTCCCGACCAGGCCGGGGTCTTCTGGAAGCAGGGTGTGGACCCGAGCGAGGGTGACCCCGGTGCCCCGCCTGTGGGCTACTTTGATTACCTGCGCACCAACTACGGTCTGAACACCTTCGTCGCCGGGGTCATTCAGGCTTCGGCCGACGAGGGTACCAGCTCCAGCTACCTGGTGCCTGAGGCGTTCAAGGAGCTGCAGATCAGCGATCTGGACTACCTCAAGACGCCCTGGGGCCGTACCTACCTCGGCTGGGCTCAGCGCCTGGGGACCAATTGGGGCCTGACGTGACCGCGACCCTTCACCTGGGGGTCAACGACGTGCCCTACGCGGGTGAGCCGAGGAAGCCTCGGGCTCAGGCCAAGAAGGGCAAGGCCAACCGGCCGGTCAAGGTCGCCAACGGTCAGCAGACCACCGGTGACGTGGCCACCTGGCTGGAGAACAAGTACCACATCATGGAGGCCTTCTTTGAGTCGTACTCAGGGGAGGCCACCGACGCCATAGCTCACTCGGTGGCCAGTGCCATCGAGGCCCTGCTCACCGGGGCACCGATGGAGGGGCTGAACCCCTTCGCCGGCGCCGAGAGCGAGCTGCAGGAGGCGTTCAAGATATTCCTGGAGTCAGCTGAGATTGAGACCCTGGGCATACCGGGGGTGCCCACTAAGGCGGCCCTGGACGGCGTGAACCATCGCCTGAAAAGCAAGCAGGGCGGCCGGCGACCGAGCTTCATCGACACCGGCCAATACGAGGCCGCCTTCCGCGCCTGGGTTGACCAGGAATGACTACAACCCTAGCACACAGGAGCGAACATCATCGCTAAGAACAACTACTGGTCGAACGGCCTGCTCAACCTGCTCTTCAACGCGGCGGCGCTCGCCACCGTGGCGCAGAACAACGCGACCTCGCCGATCACCAACATCCAGATCAGCCTCCACACCGCCGACCCCGGTGCCTCGGGGTCGCAGACCACCAGCGAGGCCACCTACACTGGCTACGCCCGTGTGGCGGTCGCGCGCACCACGGGCGGCTGGCCGACCACGACCACCCAGACCATCAGCCCAGCGGCGGCGATCACCTTCCCGGCGGGCACCGCCGGCTCGGGCACGGTGACCTTCTTCGGGACGGGCACCCTCAACTCGGGCGCCGGCAACCTGTTCTACTCGGGGCCGGTGACCCCGAACATCGTGACCGGCAACGGCATCACGCCGCAGCTGACCACGGCCACGACCATCACCGAAAGCTAGGCCGCAGAGCGTCGGGGGGCTAAGGCCTTCCGGCGCACTGTGCGCTGCAGCAGGAGGGTCCAGAGATGGCCAAGGAAACGATCACGCCCGCCGACGTTGGGGCCATGCCCGCCAGCGTGCTGAACAGCACCACGGTCGAGGCCGAGGGTCAGGCCGCTGGCTCCGCCGAGGTTCAGGGCGCAGCGGCCAGCGATGGCCTGTCGGACTCAGAGCGCAACCTGGCCAACGCCATCGCCTCAGGCTCCACCATCGTCGGGGCCACCGGCACGGCGGTTGGCCGTCAGGCCGGCGGCGGTGCCCTGGCCGAGAACTACGCCAAGGCGCGCGAGAACGCCATGGTGGCCGCGACCGTGAAGGCGGCTGAGGACGGCATCACCGACCCCGACGTGATTAAGGCTCTGAAGGCCGAGGCCCTGTCAGCGGTCGAGGCCGAGTGGGCCACGGTGGGGCCGGTGGCCTCTGAGGGCGCGTAGCCCTCATGCCTCTCGCGTCCAGGGACTACACCCCCAGGGAGATACTGGACGAGTGCGAGCACGCGGTGGTCGAGGACAACGCCCCTGACTGCCAGATGACTCACTGGCTTCGCGCCCACGTGGACACGATCACCATTGAGGACTTCGAACGCGAGATCAGCACGAACCTCACCTGGGGGCCGATCAGCTGCTACGCCATAGTCAGGGACGCCTACCGCCACAACAGCGGTCAGGCGTCCATAGAGCTGCAGCGTCTGTACTGCGGGTTCTTGGTCAAGTTCCCCTTCCACTTGGCCAGGGGTGGCATCGAGAGCCTGCTACATAATCCTCTGCAGGGCGGCCCGTGGGACCCCGTGGCCCAGCAGATGCTGGTGGACGCGGTAGCGACCCACCACCGCCGGGGCCGCGAGTTCATTGATCAGTCCTCGGTGCGGGCCAACATCGTCAAGGGCGTCGTTCTGGACAGGGTGGGTGCACACGGTCCAGCGTAGTCACTAGGGGGCCACGCCTTGGGCACTGTTGTCACCACCATCACCACCCCCGGCGCGTGGTCCGACACGGCCCCAGCTAACTCCGTCTCCTGCTACGTCCAGTTGTGGGGCGGCGGGGCGAACGGTATCGAGGGCCTCAAGTCTGGCGACGTGGGCGGTGGTGGCTTCAGCGGGGCTTACCTTCTCTACGGCCCGGTGGCGATCAGCGCGGGCACCGTTCTCTCGGGCAATCTCGACGCCGGCACGACCTTCGGTAACCCGGCGGGCAGCGGCACGACCTGTACTCAATTCAGCCTGAACGCTGGCAGCAGCTCAACGGGCACCGCTGCCACTGCCACCGGTGGGACTACCAACACCAACGCCAATTCGCCTGATGGAGTGAACGTCTGGGACGGGGCCTCTGCCCCGAACGGCGGGGCAGAGCAGACCACCAAGGGTGCCAACGGTAACGCCCCCGGCGGTGGCGGCGCGGGCAACGCGAACCCGAGCGCCCCCGGCAACGGGGCGGACGGTCAGGTCATAATCACCTACACCACCGTGAGCGTGGTGACCGCTGCGGGCTCTGCGGCCGGTGCGGCGACCGTCAGCGGCAAGGGCCGGGCCAACAAGGTGGCCTCTGGCGCTGCCACTGGTTCAGCTACCGTCGCCTCGACCGGGGCTCTGGTCCAAGCCGCAGCGGCAGGTTCAGCGGCCGGCGCGGGCGTTGGGGCCGGCGTCGGTGCCTCCACGGCCCGGTCAGCCGGCGCTGCCTCTGGATCGGGTGCCGCCTCGGCGGGCTCGGCCTCTACAGCGGCTTCACCGGGCCAGGTGGCCGGGGTTGCCTCTGTCTCGGGCACCGGTGCGGCCCAGGCCGCTTCAGCGGGGTCCGCACCGGGT